GACACAATCTCAGGCGATGATGCAGACCCAAAAGTCTAAAGATCAAGGGGCTAGGAGCTACTAGCCAGCACTACCTGATCGCTTACTTGGCCTGTGAAACAGGGATTGCACCCTCGGCTCTACTACAAGAGTCCGAGCGTATGCTCTTTACGATGCAGATGTATCTAAAGGGCAAAGCAGAACAGATGAGGCAATAACTATGGCAAGCATGGCAGTCGAGGTCTACGGCATTAGGGAAACCCTTGCCGAGATTCGCGATGTAGACACTGACCTATTCTTTGCCATTAGGGCACAAATAAAGCGTGGCGGTGACACCCTTGGTCGCAGGATCGAGGGCAACATCCCTTTGCTTGGCCCCACTCGAGGCTTCAGGAATCATCGAGGCCGTACAGCTTGGAAACCTGCTACCACTAAGACAGTAGTTAGTGGTCGCAACGCTCGCCCCGACCAGACAGGTGCAACACCACTTCTCCAGGTGACTGTCAATGGGGCAGCAGTTAGCATCGCCGACATGGCTGGTCGCGGTGGTGCAAAGACTCGTAGGAAAGTCACAAGGACTTATGCCTGGCAGGGTACAACTCGTAAACACACAATAAACGGACAGACTGAAAAGATGTTGCAAGCTTTAGGCAGAAGCCCCTCACGCTACATCTATCCAGAGGTTGAGGCATCCATGCCGTTCATTCAGGGCACAGTATTGTTAGGTGTTGAGCAATACACCAGCCAGCTCAATCGCAAGTTTGAAACAATAGGTGGCAAATAATGGCCGGCATAAAAATCAACATTCTGACCAACTTCAATGGTCAGGGATTCGCCAAGCTACAGAGAGAACTAAAGCGACTCGACACTCCTATCGAGAAGCTTGGGGCAGTCACTAGATCTCTAGCCCCTGCTGCACAGATTGGCCTTGTGGCTTTGACAGCCCTTGGTGCTTCTGCCCTTAGAGCAGCCGAGGATGCCCAGGTAGCTGACCGCAGACTTGCCAGCGTTGCTGACTCAATGAACCTGTTTGGAACTCAGACCGGTGCAGTCACTAAGCGACTACGCGACTTTGCAGACGCAACAATGAAACAGACCGCGATTGACGATGAAGTCATCAAGGCAACTCAGGCCAAACTACTTACCTTCAAGAACCTAGCTGCAACTGCCGATGTTATGGGTGGGGCTATGGACCGAGCTACCCTAGCTGCTATTGACTTGGCAGCAGCAGGATTCGGATCAGCAGAAACTAACGCCACTCAGCTTGGTAAAGCTTTGCAAGACCCTATAAAGGGAATCACTGCCCTAGCTAGAGCCGGTGTGACATTCACCGAGCAAGAAAAGGCAAAGATAAAGGTCTTGGTTGAGTCGGGCAAGATGCTCGAAGCTCAGGACATGATTCTCTCGGCTATCGAAACTCAGGTTGGTGGCACCGCTGCTGCTACTGCTACAGGCTCGGCAAAGATGGCTGTGGCTTTTGGTGAGATGCAGGAAGCTATCGGAAACGCTTTGTTGCCAGTGCTAGAACAGCTTGTGCCACTTATCACCGGACTGTTTGATTACATTGCTAAAAACAGCGTTGTTATCTCTGTGCTTGCAGGAATCTTTGGAGCCTTGGCTATCGCCATCCTTGGTGTGAACTTTGCCCTAAACGCCAACCCGATTGTCAAGATCATCACCTTGGTTGCAGCTTTGGCTGCCGGTGCTGTTGTCTTGATCAACTACCTAGTCGGCTTGGCTGGTGGCTGGTCTAAGTTATTTGAGGCAATCGGTAAGGGCTTGACTGAGGTAGGCAGATTCTTTGGGCTTGTCTTTGACAGCATCAGCAACCTAGTCGTTGGAGTTATCAACGGCCTAGCCACAAGGTTTGAGAACTTTATCAACACAATCATCAGTGGGCTAAACGGCATCATCAGCCTTGCCAATGCTGCCCTTGCAATCGTGTCAACTGTCACAGGTGGAGCTGTAAACATTCAGGTGCCAAAGGTGCCAACGGTTGTCATCCCAAAGGTGCCAGTAAAGACACCAACAAAGGTACCTGCCACAATTCCAGGGCTTGCCATGGGCGGTATCGTTATGCCAAAGCCAGGTGGAGTGCTTGCCAACCTTGCCGAAGCAGGACAACCTGAAGCTGTTATCCCACTAAACAAGATGAGCCAATACACAAACAACAAGCCACAGAATGTTTACAACATAAATGTCAATGGTGGTGTTGGCTCTGGCTCGACTATCGGTAGAGCAATCGTTGAGGCTATCAAGTCCTACGAGCGTACTTCTGGTGCTGTCTTTGTGGGAGCGTAATGCCAGCCCCAGCAGTCAAAGTTGAACTAGGTCTAAACCTCGGTCAGGCAGACCCTTTTGCCTTTGTGCTCGATGACGCTATGAAAGGTGTCCTAGATAACACAAGCTTTACCCTTGGTGGCGAGAGATACTTTGACATCTCAGACAGACTCATCGCGACAAGCACAGCCCGAGGTAAGAACCAGGCACTAGATCGTATTGACGCTGGAACCTCGAGCATTGTTGTTGACAACTCGGACCGACACTTTGACCCCTTGTATCCCAACGGCCCTTACTTTGGTCAGCTCATCCCTCGCCGAACTGTAAGAATCACCTGCAATGACCAGCCAGTCTTTATCGGTGCCATAGATGACTTTGACATTGTTTACGCACCAAGCAACCGGTCACAGGTTCGCATAGATGTATCTGATGCCTTCTCAACTTTGACTAACTCAGGGCTTGAGGAGTTTACCCCTACTGCCCAGCTCTCAGGTGCTCGCGTGAACGCTGTGCTTGACAGACCCGAGGTTGACTGGCCAGCAGCCGAAAGAGAGATTGACACCGGCAACTCAACAATGCTGGGAGCCCTTGTTGCTGAGGGAACCTCGGTGCTTGAGTATCTGCAACTTGTAAGCAACTCAGAGTTCGGTGACTTGTTTATTGGCAAGGATGGCAAGGTTGTATTCCGCGAGCGAAACTCTGTGCCTAACACGCCTAACCTAGTCTTTACCGATGAGGTCGTTGCTGGTGTTTACCAGGGCATCCAGTTTGCCAGTGTAAACAATGTCTATGGATCTGAGAACCTTTACAATCGTATCCTTATCAGCAATGCCGGTAGCCCTGTCCTTGAGGCTTCGGCTTCTGATACTGAGTCGCAGACTGTCTATGGTCCTCGAAGCTACTCACAGAGCAACTTGCTTGTTGCAAGCCAGTCTGAGTTGCAGTTCTTGGCAGATTACCTACTTGCCAGATTCAAGGAACCTCAGTACCGCTTTGAGGCTGTGACAGTAGTAATGGACACACTGACAACACCTAACCAGGATGCAGTCCTAGAGCTTGAGATTGGTGACATTGTGCAGGTTCGCTTTGAGCCTTCCGACATCCCACCGGCAATCGAGCAGTATGTCAGGATCATCGGTATCAGCCATGACTGGTCAGCAAACAGCAAGAACATAACCTTTGCCCTAGAACGCCTTGACTTTGCCATCTTCATCCTGGACAACGCTGTTTTGGGTGTCCTTGATGATGACCGCCTTGCCTACGAGTAGTAAACTAAAACGAGAACAAAAGGAAACCAATGCCAAGAAAAACCTTTACCGCTGGTGAAGTCCTAGCTGCTGCCGATGTAAACCTGTATCTCTCAAACGAGATTACGCTTACCAGCTCCACAGCAACCAGCTATACAGTCCTAACCGCAGACCGCTACAAGACCTTGCTGTTTAGTGCAGGATCAGCAGTCACAATAAGCATCGGAACAGCTACAGCTTTTGAGGCTGGCGAGCGAGTAGACATTATTCAAGACGGTGCTGGCACAGTAAGAGTCCAGCGTGATGGCACAGCCGTTAGCCTTGCAGGTCGAGGAACCGCTGGAACCGCTTACACAATCGGTCAGCAGTATGACGCTGTTTCTATTGTCTGTGTGGGTACTAACTCTTACCGCATTATTGGTAACGCAAAGGTCGTATAAAAATGGCACTTAGTCCTTTAGGGATTTTGAGTGCCTCTTCGGGTATCAGTGTAGAAGGCGGCACACTATTCTCTGACGCTACTTATTTTTACCGAAAGTTCACCGCATCTGGTGACCTAACCGTTTCTGGCACAGTCCTAATGGACATTCTTATGATTGCTGGCGGTGGTGGTGGTGGTGATGACATTGGTGGAGCTGGTGGAGCTGGTGGAGTTTTAGGATTTGCCTCAGAAAGCATTACTGGAACCAAGACTCTTACTGTTGGAGCTGGTGGTGCTGCGGTCACAACAAATGGAAGTGCTGGAAATAATGGTGTTGACTCTACATTCACAGGGTTAACTACCTGTGTCGGCGGTGGTGGCGGTGGTGGATACCTAACGCCTAGAGATGGTAAAGCTGGTGGCTCTGGTGGTGGTGGTGTGTTTACTCCCCCTGCAACTGTGGGTGGTGCTGGCACATCTGGCCAAGGTTTTGCTGGTGGAGCCGGTGGAAACGCTCAATCTGGTTCTGGTGGTGGTGCTGCTGGGGCTGGAATAAATGGAAGCAATAGTGCTGGAATTCTTGGAAGAGATGGTGGAGCAGCAACCGACAATGTGACAAACTTAGGTTCTATTGTTTCTTGGCTTACGGCCACTTCATCTGGAGTTTCTAGCAAAATTGCTGGTGGTGGAAGCTCGGCTGGTGATACTGGCGGTGGTGCTACTACTGGTGGTGGTGGTGTCGGTGGAACCAATGGCGGTGCTCAGGCAACTGCTGGAACTATTAACACTGGTTCTGGTGGTGGTGGTGGCAAGAATGGCGGGGGCACTGGCGAGGCTGGCGGTTCTGGTTTGATTATTGTTCGCTACCTTAGAACGGCGGTATAGCAATGGCTCACTTTGCTGAAATAGATGACAACAACATTGTCCTAAGAGTCTTGGTCACAGACAACAATGACCCTAACGGCGATGAAGGCTACCAGTGGCTAGTAAACAGGCTTGGTGGAACTTGGGTAAAGACTTCCTATAACAACAACATTAGAAAAAACTTTGCTGCTATTGGATACACCTACGACTCTGAGCGTGATGCTTTTATCGCACCTAAGCCTTTTGACTCTTGGACACTTGACGAGGCAACTTGTCGCTGGCAAGCACCAACACCTTGCCCAACTGACGGCTTTACTTACTTTTGGAATGAAGCCGAATTAGCTTGGGAACTAGCAGACTTCTCTGGCAATAACGCATAATGGCTGAGGAAACAACTGGGGTACGCATTACCCAGCAGATGATCTATCAGAAGCAAATAGAGATGAACGATACTCAGCTCAAGATGCTTGTAAAGCTAGACAACCTGGATGATGTGCCGGACAGGATTAGAGAGGTTGAGCTGTCCTTGGCTCGCCTTGCCTGGATAGAAAAGATTGCCTACACAGGCCTTGCTGCTGGTGTTGTTGCCCTTATTGGATCGCTACTAAACATGATTGGAAGAATGTGAAAACTAAACCTCAGATGCCCCTAGATGGCAAGTTCGGTAAAGACTGGAAAGTCACATCACCTTTTGGCTGGCGTATTCACCCAATCGAGAAGTATAAGAAACACCACAATGGTGTGGATCTATGGGGACCAAAGGCAAAGATTTGGAACGAAGCCTGGCATGATGGCACAGTGGTTGCTGCCGGCACCTCAAAGCTAAAGAACCCAGACGGCTCGCTTGGTGGGGTTGGCTATTATGTTGACATTCGCTCAAAGATAAACGGCGAGTGGTACACAGCCAGGTACGCTCACATGGTTGAGAACTCACTAACTGTTGTCAAGGGTGAAAAGGTCAAGGCTGGAACCCGACTAGGCATCATGGGCAATACCGGTGCCTCGGCTGGCAGACACCTACACTTCGAGATCTGCAAGGGCAAGTACTTAAAGTGGACCTCAGACGGCAAGGGTTATGTTGACCCCCTAAAGTTTGTCAAAGCCACCATTGCTAAGTGGGAGCTCGATGCCGAGGTTGGACTGCCAACACCTGACACAGGTGAGGTAGCCCCTGCACCAGTTCACGAACCAGTCCCAGTAGTCAAAGCCCCTAAACCCCCAAAGGTGCAACCCAAACTTGGTAAGTAAACTAGCCAAAACTAAAAGCCTACGAGTCATGCTTGTAGGCTTTTTTTTATTCTTTATGATCTGGCAGCCTACCCCTGCCTATGGTGCTCAAGCTTGGGCAACCATCACTTGTGCCGACTCGACTGGCACTCAGCAAACCTTTACAGTTGGATGGGAAAATGAAAACAACTACTTCTTGGATAAAGGCAACATTCCCCAGCACTTTTGCGAGGGTGGGTATGCTGGTCAGCTCACCACTTTTGTTGGTGTTGTATCTAATGACGGCACTGTGCTGGATAGTGCTTTGCTTTACCATCCTGGGTACATTGCTCCTAGCCCTGTCAATCCCACTCCTAGCCCTGAAGCTTTACCGCAAACTGAAACGACAGTAAGGACCGATGATGTCGAACGCACAGAAACAGTTGAACGCTCTGAGGATGTGGTTAGGACTGAGGAAGTTGTCAGAGAGCCTGAGCCAGTGGCTCCGGTGGCTCCCATAGATCCAGAGCCAACCCCTGAACCTACGCCTGAGCCTACCCCCACACCTACACCAGAACCAGAACCTAGCCCCACAAGCCCTGTACGCCCTGTAGAGCCGACAAAGCCCCCAGAGGTCATAACACCTACCCCAGAGCCTACTGAGGCTCCTACGAGCCCCACAGAGCCGCCAATTCCGAGCGAGCCTACACCTGAGCCTGAATTGCCAGAGGTAGAAGTAAGCATCGAACTAGCGTTGCAAGCGGTTAGTAAACTGGTAGATAACCTACGCTCAATCGGGTCAGACATGACACCGGAAGTTAGAGAACAGGCCCAACAGGTTGTGGTTGCTTCGGTGATCGTGACACAGGTGGCCTTGGCAGGTAGGAAACCCTAGTGAAGTTCTTGAAAGACCAGCTTGACCAGGTATGGACAATTCTTGGCTTAGGCATCGCTTGGGTCGTACTCGAAGGCACAGCTAAAGACTTTGCCGGCTGGGCCATTCTCATAACAATCACGATCTGGGCAGCAACTTACCCCCTACGAAAGGACTGACCTATGTGGTTAGACATCGCACGCAGAACCCTAGCTGTAATCATCTTGAAGGTCACAGGCATCTTTGTCGGTGGAGCAGTTATCGGTCTTGAGGTTGCTCAGGCAGTAGCAATGGCAGCCTTCGCTGGAATCATTGATGTAGCTCAGGAGCTCTCACGCTCATACCT